TACTCAGCGTCTTTATTGGCCAGGTCTGTAGTTAGGGTCTGTATCTTCCCCTGGAGCTCCGATATGTTGACGCCCTCAAAGCTCTTAAGGGTAGCCTGCGCCGTGGAAAGCTGGGTTTTGTATGTGTCCCTCTCCTGCTTAATCCCATTGATGTCTTTGCCATATTCGGCCATGACATAATCAATCTGTTCCTGGTTTAACCCCTTTGCCTGTAAATCCTCTGTTTTCATCTTCTTTTCCTTTCCTGTCCGTCCTTAGGTTATTTGTAGGTGTGTAACCATCCACCAACGGCTGACTGTTTTAGTTCTTATCATCTGACCGGTTTTTAAACATAATAAAAGCACCTGACTAATCAGATGCTTCGCTCTCCCATTTGTATTTATAATCCTTACATATTTCCTCGGGCGGCTTTTGAGCCGATACAATTTCTCTTGGTACACCTTGCGGATATACCCTGCATTTCATACCCATTTCACAGTATTCACATTTTAGGCATATAGGAATTACAATCACTCTGATTCCTCCGTCCTCTGTTTCCATAATGGCCTATACAATCCTGGCCGCACCAAGTGATAATTCTTTAAATAATATGTCCGTTCAGTTTCATACTCTTCCGGGCTCATATCATCGCGCCAGAAAGGCACCTCCTTCAATGTGGCCGATGCCCAGCCGCTACTTTCGCCTACCGTCATATTCCACAAGCCCCTTTCCTTTTGTGTAATCCTTTAACAGATTCTCTACAATTAATGATTCTCTACGTATACTTCTCTCCGACATAGGTATTATTCCGGCTCTGACCTGTCGATTCAGATCATTTAATTCTTTCTCATATAAATCATCAAATATAACCGATTTTAAGACATCGCCAGAACGTTCCGCAACATATTTGACACCATCATTTCTTGCTGCTATCATAACAGGTATTTCTCTTGTTGTCAAAAGTGTCCTCATATCCGGTTCCGAAAAGGAACTGTCCGTGTTATGGTTATGAACGAACGCATATTGTGCATCCGGATTCTTGTCTAAATGCTTCCAGAACCGGTACCCCACCTCATTCTCCATCTGGTTCGTTTCATAATACTCCACCACTCCTGTTTCCAGATTTACCAAATACATGTGTTCGTATCCGTCCGCACCACCTTTTTGTGCAACATTTCTTATTGCTTCGGATAGCCCATTATTTACTACATCTGTATATCCATCAAGCTTTACACTGTAGTCATTATCCGGATGATATCCGACTTTCGTATTAGTATTCCTAATGGCTTCATTTGCGCCCGCCTCCAGTTTTGATATCTTTAACCGCTCCCGTTGTTGCCGCAGGCCCGTTTCCTTAGAAAAATCCACATAGGTCTTATTGGTCAGCCGCAACCGGCACTTAGCAGCAGTGATATCTTCCTTGTCTGCTTCAGCCTTTTCCAGAAGTTCCACATCCTGCTTTTGCTTACGGATGGTCCGCTCCAGGCGGCGCTGATGCTGCAACGCCGCATAGGTGTCATATTCCCGGCCTTTATATACCCTTTTCTCATTTTCCTTCTGATTCTGCTCTGCCAGCCACTCATCCGTGTATTTGCGCTTGCTTATGCCCGGTATAAAGGCAAAGGCGATGTGGTAACAGTTAATTCCTCCAAAGCCAAGCATCTGCCCTTTTCCACAAACGGTCCGCATCTCCTCACTGCTATAGACCTTCCCCTGCCAGCTCTGGTGGTTCTGATAGCCTGTCCCAGTGTTTCTGGCCCCCATGTGCCAGTCCACCTCGCAGTAGTCTGTCTGCAGTGCCTCCATGTTCTTCTCGTTGACCTTATCTGTCATCTGGGCCACGCCCGTCATCACCGCGCGCCTTGCTGCCACCTCAATCCGGTCAGACTTTCCAGATGCATAATCCACCGTCCGGATGCCGCTGGCCGTCATCTCGTCAATCACCTCACCGATAGCCTGGCTGTATGTCCTGGCGCCGGTGGTGATTCCCAGCATGGCCTTGTCCAGGCTGCGCTCCAGGTATTCAGATAGTGGCGTGAATACCTTCTTGCTGCCGCCCATCGGCACGTTAAAACCTGTTGTCTGAGTGATGTTTTCCAGTGGCCGCAGGCTGTCCTTGGTCTGTCTCCTGGCAGCATCCACAACCTGCTGCAGCCATTGGTTGCTCTCATAGGACTGATAGTCCTTGCCAGCAGCCTCATAGATTGCCTTGTTGCGGATGTAGTCAGACTTGGCCGCCTGCTCATAGATGTCATCCACCTGAAGGCCCGCCTTTCTGATGCCCTCACCTATCAGCTGTTTAATTCGCGCCCGGCCTACTCCAATGGCATCCATCCTCACCAACAGCCAGTCAATGACCGGAGTAACCCGTGCAGCCTCCTTGATGCGCTGTATGATCTCATCCATGATGGACAACTCCAGAGCCGTCATGGTGCGCTCCAGTGGTTTGGGCAGCTTCTCCAGCTCCTCTGGTGTCAATCACATCACCGCCTATTCTTCTGTCATTGCCGGTTCCGGCAGATTCTTGACCGCCTCTTCCAGTGTTTCCCCATAATACTTAGCCCGATACTCTTCTAATCTCATAACTCCCATCGCTACATCCTTACGGTCCTGCTCCCGCTCAGTCTCTGCGTCAACCATCACACTGTCATCCCAGTCAGATGACACTTCGTAATCATTGCTGGCCGGAACCAATCCATATAATGCCGACCAGAAACTCATAGCATACACCAGGTCTTCTAAGGCATCCTGCAGGGCCATCTGGGTATCAGAGACCATCACATAAGAGCGCTGCTTGCTGGTCTTAATCTCAGTGGCTGTCTTATCCACGCTCTGTGGGTCTGACAGGGTGCCATAGGCCAGGTTACAGTTGAACTCCACCAGCTTTAGCTGGTTATTAAATCCGTTAAACAAGGCTGTGTCCCTTATTTCTGGGCTGAAGGTGTCAATGAAAGGCTTATCCGCGGCGCCCGTATTGTATTCCACGTTTCGGTATAACCGTTCCTTACCTCCCGGATACTCAAACTTGTCCCGGTCCTGGTTGTACTTTAGCAGGGAGGTGGCAATATGGACAGCCAGCTGTGTCCCCTCATACTCCCAGCAGATGTTGGAATAGCGCCTGTCTGCCTCCCGGATCAGGTCCACGGCCCTGGAAAACACAGATACGCCCAGTGGGCTGTCGGAATCGTCCGCATTGGCCAACGGTACCTTAAAGTACCCAAACAGCAACCGGTCTGCCCCCTCAAGTAGCAGCTCCGGAACCAGCTCCGACCACCTGTCTATGGAGCTGACCACCACTTCGCTGCCAAGGCTGTAATCATTTGTGGCCACAAATGCACGGTTGGTAATATGTACCCGTTTTCCCTGCAGCGTGTGTACCTCCAGCCTGGTATATATCTTCTGACCCTTCCGGAACTGCTCTGTGAATACACACTGCGTAATCCGACCGGAACTATCGAAAGACAACGGGAAGAAACAATCAGCCTGTACAAACTGTACTTCAATACCCTGCTGGGTAATGTACGGCTTCATCACCAGGCCGCCTTTAGCACATCCGTATTCGACATACCGGCGCAAATCCTTGATCACCTTACGCTGATATTGCTCATTCAGGTAATCCGCCGCCGTTCCACCTGTCACCTCAGATTTAAGCTCCAACGTCACCAGGCGCGCAATCTCTGAGGCAATGGCCGGCGCTAAGTTCGCACTGAGCACGTCCTTGTTATTCACCCAGGGGGACCGGTTCTCATACATCCGGGTCCACAACTCTATCTGGTTCGCCATCTGGGATGTCAGGCACACATCCACCTGCGTGTCCGCATCCTTATTCAGGACATTCGTGATTAAGTCCAGCATCTTTGTGAATCTCATCGTCCCCTCACCTCCTATCCATACTTTATGAGCCTGCTAATCTGCCGTTCAAACGTATACTCAAAGCTGTCCAGGCTGTCAATATCGCTTGTGCCATCATCTAACCGGACATTCTTCGTCAATTCCTTTGGGTCCCACACGGCTGTGCTCAGGGCATCCACAAGGCTCTGACACTCTCCCTGGACATAATAAAAACGCCCCTGTGCCATCAGTATGGCGGTGGCGTTAATCCTGTCATTAATTTCAGTCTTCAGTGCATTTTCTACACGTACCCATCCAAGTCCATGTTTACGCAAGCTGCTCCGGATGCCAGCTATCAGCGTCTGCTCTGCGCTGTCTGCATACACTGTTGTAATGTACCCGTACCTGCTGATAATCTTCTGGCAGAAGTTACAGAACATGGTCCCCAGCATTTCTGGGTCAATCTCTATCTGATTCCCCTTCTCGTCCTTGCAGCCAATCCATTCTGATGCCAGGACAACCACGTTATGGTATCCCCTGGTGATGGCTGTGGCCGTGAAGGCATGGCCGGAACCACTGCCGCCAAAATCAATCCCCAGAATAATTTCCATGATGTCTTTAGGTTTATCTGTCAGGCGGAACGTGTACTGCTTGGTACTCGTATCATCAGCAAACCGGCGATAGATAAGGCCGTTGGCCACCACGCGCATTCCCTTGATGTCCCGGAGGTACCAGATACTGTTCTT